TGGTGGGGTTGGGCAGCATTCCGCCAGGCGGCATCGCTGGACCTGCTCCGGCCGGCATCCCTGGCACTGGCGGCGCTGGAGGTTGCGCCGGACCTGGGGCACCGTTTGCAGGCATTCCCGGTGGCATCCCAGGCGGTCCCGGTGGCATTCCCGGTGGCGGACCACCGCCACGTAAGGCCGTAATCGCTTGACCTGCGCCTTGCTGTGCGGCTTTGGCGCCGGCAAACTGTTTCTGGATCTGGGCAACCTGAGCCGCGGCCTGCTGGACCTGCGGCCCGTGCGCCTTCATGTATTGCGGATCTTGCTGAGCAGCCTGGACGTGATTTTGCGCATGTTGCAAGAAGGTCGGCATCACGTTGGGCTCGAGCGGCCTCTGGTTTTGCTGACACCAGCCGATAAACCCGGTCAATATTTGCAGATGCACCACATGATCATCGCTGGGTTTAACTGGCGGTAGAAACCCGTCATGCATCACTGAGTTCTCGACTGCCTGCAATTCCTGCTGGCCTTGCATGATGTCTTGCGGTTCCTCGAAAACCTGCATGATCCAGCTCGAGTCCATTAGTTCGATAATCTTGCGGTCGATCTCAGGCAATTTGATCCAGGGCGATCCTTGGGCCAGTTGGCGCAACTGCATCAATTTCTGGATCTCGCGTTCCCGGCTGTATCCGTCAACGCTGCCGTTGGGCTTGATTACGTAAGCGTTGTCGAAAGCAGCGTCATCGAGGGTTATCCGCCGATTGCGCCAGAAATAATCCAGACTGTCTTTCTTGTACTGCCGCAGGATTGACCAAGCTTGTTCGTAAACCGTAGCAATGGCGTTCTTGGTAACGCGCGCGCGCAAGTCGTTAGACTGCTGCATCACTGTCGTAATCGCGTTAGTCTCCGTCGCCGTGCGGTTTTTTTGAGGCTCGTTCTCCTGACCAACACCGAAATCAGGTATGCCAACCCTTTGCTCGGCGAGGCTCCGGGTATTGTTAATCTCCTCATCGAAACTCACCGGTGGACTAGGTTGCTGAATAAGCGTCAAAGCCGAATCGTAAACGGCACCCGGTTCCCAGCGGATGTTTTGCGCATTGATGCTTCCACCTTGGCTCGAAAGCACCGGCCGATTAGCGATCGACATGAAATCAAGTTTCTCGTTCCACATCTTTGATGCGCTCGCTTCAAACATCTGAACCAACTCCATGACGCCGCGGCTCGAATAAAAACCCGCATCAATCAGCTCGTAAGGCAACTGCACAATAGGCACCTGCTTATGCTGGTAAGGCAACATGAAGGGCGCTCGGGCCGGCTCATCGGGTTGTAACGGAGAAAAGGTCTGAACTTCGATCTGGCCATCGTCCTGGCGCAAATAGACTTCCCAAAGGATAATCAGATCTTTTAGCCGGCTGTGGCTCAAGCCTTCGGCAATGTAGCGAGCCTGATCGTATTTGCTGTCAGGCTTGCCCTCGCCCGTGATGGTCTTGATGTAATCATCGTCGGTATTATAGCCGATGGCTCCGGCACTTCGCCGATACTGATCTTCGCTCAGATGCATCACGTGAACCAAACGATCGGCCTCGTTGATTTCCTGTGTCCACGGTGGCGTAATAATGAAGTACGGATGCACGCTGGCGAACGCCAGCCGTTCCTTGTCGGCATCCCAGTACGGCTTTAGGAAACCGGCTCCGTTCTGAAGCAACGAGTCGATCGCACAAATTGCGGCATTCGGGAAATTGGAGCTTTCCCTGACCTGATAATCGAACCACTGCGACACTGAGTCGGTGTAGCTGTCTCCCTGGTCCTCGAGCGCATAGAAACTGGCCAGAAGCTCAGGGCCAAAGATCCATTGAATGTAGTAAGCTTTGAGCTTGGAGATTATCGTATCGCCGATCGGCACATGCGCATCCGCGGCCCCAGGCCAAGGTTTGCGCGGCCGCTTAACTCCTTCACGGCGCATCCTTTGCCAGAGAATCTGACGACGTTCATACGCATTACGATCCTCGAGATCGTCTACAATTTTCTCGTATATCTCATTGTCAGGCAACCGTCACGCCCTTCCTGTAAATCAGTCCGAAAGCTCCAGGCGCAGCCAACGGAAGCACTCGGACTCTTATCTGATTCCACGGTAAATACATTTCAATGACCGCATTGTACTTTGGGCCGACGGCGACGGTCTGGCCAATCGTCAAACCCGTCGTGCTATCGAGCTTCAGATTGGTATGACTGCCGGGCCTTATGAATCCGTTTCGAATGAGTGTTGCCATAGAATCATCCGGAAATCGCGCTCGGCACAAAAGCGCGCGCTCCAAACGTGCAGGTCATGATGGTCCCATTGACACCGCTTTGACTGGTGGCGGCTGGGAAGATGGCTTGCACGGTAAAGGGATCACTCCACCGATAGGTCGGCGTCCCTAGATCTCCCGTGCGGGTTGCGAACATCGCGGTAAACAAGCTGTCGATAGTGGCAGTGGCTAAAACCACTGTGCCGGGTGCGGGAGCTGCCATATGTTTGTTTCTTTCTCTTAGGTTGCCGTAAAAGGTAATGCGTTACTGTCTAGACCGTTGCTGTTACGAACGTTGACCATGATGGTCCCAGGCTGCGGAAGCGCCGCAGCGCCCATATCGACGCTCATCCCAGTCGGGGTTGCCGGCGCACTTGGCGATGCGTATGCAGTTCCGAATATCAGGATCGCACCAGAATCAAAGTCGGTGCCCACAATGGCGATAGTCACATCCGTGTTGGCCGGCCCGGTATTGGGTGTAATCGAGGTTAACGTAGGACTGACATCGACACTGATTTGGTCCGGATTAACAATGCGCGGTGTTAAGGCGATATTGATCTGACTATCTGTACTGGACCAACGTGCCGAAATTACCTGCGGTGAAACGGAGACAAAGGTTGCGCTCCCACTGTCCAAGTCGGGGCTTCGGCTAGGATAGACTTGATCGATCAATTCGGCCAGGGTCGTGGTTCCGGGCACGGTCGAACCTGAAACTAGACGAGGTTGGCTCATTAGCCCTACTTACCTGGCCCTGGTTGCGGCTTGTCGCTAGCCGGTGGAAAAAAGCCCCACCCATACTGTGGACTCCAACCCCAGCCGCCTTCTGGTGGCGGCGGCTTAGGTTCAGTTGGATTACTTGGCGGTTCAGATGGCTGACCAGGCGGGACCATCGGATGAGCTGGAGCTGGCGGCGATGATGGCGATTCTCCTCCCGGCGAGATGGGATGGGCGGGCCCTCCGCCTGGAGCTATGGGATGAGCTGGCCCAAGGCCTTCAATCGGGAGATAAATCGGATGAGCTGGCACCCCTGGAGCAATGGCATCTGGAGGAACGATCACAATCGGATGAGCGGGGCCTCCCCCAGGGGCGATCGGATGAGCCGGCGCTCCCGGTCCAGGCCAGACACTCGGCGGCGGCCCGCCCGGAGCGATCGGATGCGCAGGATAACCGGGCCCAGGCCACACTTGCGGCGGTGGTCCCCCAGGGGCGATCGGATGACTCGGATAGCCAGGCGATGGCCAAATACCTGGAGGCGCTCCGCCTCCGCCTCCGGTAATCGGGCCTCCGCCAATTTCGAGGTTGGAGTAAGTAAGCACACCGACAATGGTCACGGGAATAGATGCCATAAAAGGAACGATTTTCTGGGTTTTAACAGCAAGGTAAAAACGCCGTTAAATGCGATTCAATGCCTTTCAGGCTCAAAAAGCAAGCTACGAATTGATGTCATTTCGATTTGGTAGATTGCTTCGAAGAACGGGTAGACCTGCTGGGGGACGCATGCGTTTCCGAGCGCTTTAAGGCGGTGTGATCGATTGGGAATCCTTGGAGTTGCTCCACAAAGCGGGGATTCAGTGAGCCGGAGCTTGAGCGCGAACCCGTCAACCCGGCCACCTCGCTCAATGGTCGCGCGTTGCCCTGATTGCCGTGACTGCTGGATTTCCAGTCCCTTTGTGTCGGTGTCGGCCAAAGCTTCGGCGTTGCCGCTTGTTCTCCAAGATTTAGCTGGTGCCCTGCTGCTATTCTCTCGAATCCGTTCTGGTGACCACGTTCGTTGTCTGATGCTCCCGGCGTGCGCCACAATGAACACCCGTTGCCTTCGGTGCTTTGCCCCAACGGCGTTAGCTGGAACGCTGAAAGCCCGAACTGCGTATCCAAGCGATTCCAGACGTAAGAGAATTCCTCCGAATTCGTCCAGTGTAAGGATCCCAACAGGATTTTCGAAAATGCACCAAGCGGGCTCGACTCGCTCAACAACATCGAGCACTGCTCCCCAGAGCCAACGGTCATCCTTATCGCCTCGGCGCTTCCCGGCAAGACTCGCCGGCTGGCAGGGGACTCCTGCGCTGAGCACGATGATTCTACCTCTAAGGCGAGAAAAGTCTGCTGTCCGCAAGTCTCCATAGTTTCTAATCCCCGGCCATTTCTGGGCTAATAGCTTGCAGCAATACGGTTCAATCTCGCTGAACCCTGTAGTTTCAAATCCAGCCCACTGCGCCGCCAGATGGAATCCGCCTATTCCGCTGCACAAATCCAGGTGCGTCATTCGCCCACCCAACCGCCAAGATCTTTCTGAATCTGTTCAGCGCTCGAATCCCGGCTAAAATCATCCTTAGGCAAACCCTCATAGTAGCGGTCGAGTTCTTCAAAAGGATCATCTAGGCGACGCGCGTACTGAGCGAAAGTCTGCACTCCATGCGCAAAAGCGCCAATGACCGCATCAGCCCGGTCAGGCGACTTGAGGCCTTCTTTGCGCATGTCCTCCTTATCCTGCATCTTGATCCGGCCGCGGGCATCATAGAGCATTCGCCTGGTTGAGAGCTGACTGATCAGCGTCGGATCATTAATAAGCACGACCTCGCCCTTCTTGACTCGCATCGCGAGTTGGTCCCAGAGCTCGGCACCGCGGGAAACATAAAGTGCCTCATTGTGCGCCTTTGCTCCAAAGTCGAATCTGTTGATGCTCCAGCCGGCAGCATCAAGCATGTCGCACATGGCGTGCCCAACACCACCGCCATCACCCCAGATCTGGTTAGCTCGCAAAGCGTACTTACGAAACAGAATGATAAACTTGCCAACGGCGGCATTGGTATCCTTTTCGCGCCAGGCTTCCAGCTCGAGCAGCTTGTTTCCCGATCGGATTGCCAGCACGTTTTCGTCGCGGCCGGCGGCAAAGTCGCAGAATGCGGCGTACTCGTGCCGGCTAATGCGGGCGTGTGGCGGGTTGTTGATCGTGCGCATAATGTCCTGGTAATCGAACATCATGGCCTCGCCCTCGAGCTGATCCATGAATTCGCCGTACAAAGTGCTGCGCGTGAAGGGCTTATCTTCGCCGTAAGTATCAATAACGTCCTGAATGCGTTCCTTGCTGATATGCGGGCAATCGCTCAAGCCGATCTGTTGCAACAAGATAAATTGCTCACGGTGCGCTGTGAACGCTTCATAGAACCGGCCGGCCTTGATCCCTGGCGAGCTGATGTAAAGCAGTACGTTGTATGTACAGCGGTCGAGCGCAGCAAAGATCTCAGGCTCAACGCTTTTAGCCTCGTCGACGATGATCAAGAGCGGGCTCAGCGCAGTTGCGTGATGACCTTCGGCTCTGGCCGGCTCGTCGGTAGTGAATGCCAGAATGAAACCGCCTGCAGGTGTGCGGACCATGCGCTGCATGAATTCCCAGCTGCTAAATCGGGCGCGATGCTCGTTGATCGCCGGCATGAGCTGAGCGTCGAGCTGTTTAGCGTCGGCGCTGGTGATGATGACACGGCCGCGAGGATGCGTGTTGAGCCATCTTAGAGCGCTCAGAGCAACAATGCGTTGGGTTTTGCCTGAACCATTGGGAGCAACCAGCGCGATCTTGATGCGTTCGTACTTTGAGCCGTGATCGATAGCGATATCGGTTTCGAGCTGCCAGTCGTAAAGCTCGAGGTTCAAGCCAATTTCGGCAAAGGAAAGAACGTCGTTAAGGACTTTGGTTTTTGCTGCCGGCACCCTAGCGTCTCCTTCTTAGGGTGAGCCAATCCCAGCAGATAGATAGCCATCCCAGGAGTTCTAACCACCTGACTCGTATACTCATTTGTTGGCGGAGATCCTTTTGTAAAAGATCCGCAGCGACAGAGGATCAGTGATGGTGCCACACTTGCCATTGGCCAAGCGATAGGAAATCCCGCTTTGGCGGCTCCGGTAGTCGTCGAAGATATGAAGCCTCTTCGCAGGCTCAATCTTTGTCACTGTAAGGCGATTTAAGGCGTTTCCGGGTTTTGGGCTGCAACCAGTCTGCACGTATCTTTCTCGAAGAACTGAAATTTCGGCGTTGTTTTCTTAATTCGATCAAATCTTTCTTCACTTGCTCGCCAGTGGTCTTGCCTTGACCACATATGTTTCTCATTCGCATAAGGTTAGCCTTCTAGCGCTCCAGGATCGTTTCCTGGCGCTTTGGTTCCCATATCGGAGACATGACCCTCGCCGTTACCGTTAGCGTCCCGTAGGCCAATTTGCGTTCGTTTGCGCCTATCTTTGAAGAGCTTCTCGACCTTGGATTCGACTTCTTTGCGCCGTTTGCTGATAGTTGAGGCGACTTCGGCGGTAATGACCAGCGTGTTGTTGACCTGATTCAGAGTGTTGTTACTGACCTGCATGAGCACTTCAGGTTTGGCAAATTCTTGGGGATAGCGCCTTTCGAGGAACCATGCAATGCGTGTCCAGTCCTGGCGCTTACCGTCACGGAGTTTACGAATGTAAAACTGCTTGCGTCCGGACTCAGCTTTTTTGATCGCAGGGAACAAGTCTCCAACGCGAGCTTTACGAATAGTTTTAACATCAATTTCGCAGAGAAGGGCGGTTTCTTCATTGGAAAGGCCATCGAAGAAACAGTCGGCAACTTTTTTGACGGTTGCCGTGGTTAAGACGGTTGGGCGTCCTGTTCTGGGCATTTGCGGAAGTTTGGACCGCGGGAAAAGGTTTTAGTAGTCAAATCGAAACAGATGAGGCCTTTTTCGATAGCTTCGGCTAAAAGGAGATCGAACTGTTCAATGGAAAGGTCGGCTTGATCGTCGTTATCTGGCATGTTCAATCTTTATCGAGCGGATTGAGCGCATCAATTTTAGCGCTATAGTCGACCAAGACTTCAAAAGCACTTTGCATAGCGTTTTTGAGGCTGAGATCAGAATTTAGTTTCATCAACTCCAACGCCACTCCAGCGATCTGATAAACACTGAGTGGCGTTGGGATTTTTTTTCTGGAGTTCGCATCTCGATGAGAGGCGTGCATTTCGGTAGCGGTTAGCGGTTTAGCATTCATGTTTCATTGCATTGTGTTGTTTTGTACTACAGGCCGAAGAATAATGGCACTTGTCTGCGCCAAAGGGACCGCTTCGGTAGGTGACAAATACCCTTACCTTGTAAGGTATTTTTGGCACCGACCTTTGGCACAAGGTGCCATTAGTGTTTTGGCACAGGTTTTGGCACCAATTGGCACATTTGGCACTAGGCGGCATTCTGGTTCTTTTTCAGGTAAGCGCTCGTTAAAGCGTATAGACCGCTAAGAGGGCTGAGATAAATCAGGCCTTGGCGTTTAGCTTCGACCAGGCGGCGATCGAAGGTGCGCTTTTTCATTTGGCAGACTTTGGCAGCGCGCCGTAGCAGGTCCGAATAACTTATTTCTTCGTCACTTTGAATCAAACCTGCTAACTGCTCGGCAGTATTGAGCTTCGGCCGGCCGCCGCGAGGTTGTTTTAATTTCTCGGGATCGATGGAAGCGTCCAGCCGGAATCTAGGAAATTCCCAGCGCACACCGATCGGTTCGACCGGTGCGAAATCCCGTAAGGTAAACTCAACTCCGAAACAATTTTCATCTTCGTGATCGGTAAAAGTCATCAGCGCATCTGGAAACCGCGACCAAATAGCTGTGCCGCTGAAGCGGTCTTGCGACTCTTTTTCGCTAGCATTGCCTTTGGTAAAGTGCTGCATTAAACAGATCGCGGCCTGTATCGAAAAGCCCAGTGCCAAAAACTGATTAAGCAGTTGCGTCACAACTCCGGGATCGCTCTCGTTTTTACCGCCAAGGAGCCGGTAAATCGGATCGAGGGAAAAGAGGTCGAATTCTCCAGGAGCGATCTGACCGGCAAGTCCGTCGATATCGTTTGAACTGAAACGTTGTCCGCGTAAAGAGGCCACTCGTAGATTTGAAAAATCGCCGTGGCCGTAAGAATCTCGAATTAGTTCGAACCGCTTGCGTACACTCCCAGCGTGCAGTTCCAGATCCAGGTGAAGCGCCTTGGCCTTCACGGTATCAAACTCGAGCCAGGGCATCCCGTTGGCCACGCAATAGAGCAAATCGAGCCGCGCCCAGCTTTTCCAGCGTTTAGCCTGACCGCCCATCAATAGAATTTCCTCTTTACGCAAGAGCCGGTCGATGAGCACAGGTGGCAATTGATCGGGCAACTCCCCAATCGATTGAATTTGCAGCGGCTTGAGTTCAGCTGCTTTTTGGGACTCTTCAAAAATGCGGTTAAAATCATCATCAGAGTGTGGTTGTTTTTCCATCCTTGGGCTCCGGATAAATGATGAAATCCAAGCTTTCATTGAGCCCTGGAGTAGCCGTAACCCTGAAAGTTTGCCGGCCGATCTTCAATTTGCCGATATAGGCGTATCTTTTATCCTTGGAGGCAACGACGCTAAACCGGATCGGGTCACGTCCTTGGATTGCTCGCAAGTATTCGACCTCGTTCGTGATAAAATCGCGCCAAGCTTGGGTGTGCAGTTCTTCAAGTTGATCGTCGCTTAACATAGCAGCCACACTTTACCCGATGGCTTTCAATGCCGGTCAATCACATTGTTCGAATCAGCCAGCAGATAAAGAGCGCTGCGGCCAAAACCCTGATCGCCAGGAGCCAGTCAAACTCCATGCTCACTCTATTGGCGCCTCTCGAGCTGTGCCATCCGGTAGCGGCTCTTGAGGCACTGGCACAGCACCAGAAAAATCGAGCAGATATAAATCAGCGCTGCGCCGATCACCAGCATGGCGACGCCCAGCACTGTCACCAGCACCCGGCTCAAAGTCTCAAGATTCATCGGCCTCCTCATGGTCCCACTCCCGGAAGAATGTCCAG